ATAAAATTTACGTTAACGTACCTATTCCCAATCTATACAAGAATAGTTACGCCCCCTTCACTCAAGGTTAAAGAGTAGTCTACTATTTAGATTGCTAGTATTTGTTGCTACCAATCCAATACCATGCAAATATTCTTCATGGCCACCATTTTGGTCGTGTTGTGCATGTTAGCGTATCGTAAGTTGGCCATGTTCAACTTTCGAAACTTAATTAGTAGACGTTTGATGTCTTCGAATAGTCTGAGTAGTAACTTGTCTGCTCAGACTGTTCGCGGGCAATTTCGTAATCTAAAAGTAACACGTTCTCGTCCAAATGTAGAGTCAAACGCTCATGCTTTTGCTGCAGCACATCGCACAGATGCTCGCCGCGCTATACGTCATTTTTGTCATAAAATTGGTAAAACTCCATATTATTATCAACAGTCGACAAGTGATCAACGGCGTGGGGAGGCAGGATGTCGTAGTCATTTCTGGTCAAAAGATATGACTGTGCAGCATCGTAATGATACTATAACGGATGAACACGTGATAGTACTAATTGACGTGGACATGTACTTGAACATGCCACAATTAGTCACCAACTATCCCAATAATTTGATCATCATGTTCACGGTAACCCCCACCAATGTTGGGGAACCTGGTGTGGATGATGCATCACATACTTTTAATATAAAGGATGAGATAGTGTGGACAGTCAACGGTGGTAGCTCGTTTACGCATGAAATATGGAATTATTCTCATGACAGCTTATTAATAGCTGAATACACTGAGGAATTCATTCCACGTTTTCAAGTTACAACCACATTAGTTGACAGTATTAGTATCAGCAAACACAAATCTATTGTACTGATTACCCCAACAGCGTATTGGAATAACACTCTTGACAGTTTTCTCGCTAACGCATATTTGCAAGGATCCCCGTTAAAACGTCTAAAAGTAGTGGCTGAATGTGTAGACACAACCGCCTACACACGTTTGAAAATCAAAACACCAACTGGTATGTGCATATCCACTGGTCGTGTTGATTCCTTACTAAGCTCCAATATTCCTGTTGAAACTGATGACGCCATAGCTCTTATGGCTGGTGACAAATATTTTGATTTGTCCAGCGTCAAACGTTTCGGTACGGGTAAATCAGAGATAGGTCATGCGGAAGGAGTAATAACCCTTAAGTATCATCAAGCTACGTCTGGCATCAAAAATTTTAAATTTGTTGATAGCGTGGCAGAACCGGTAAATCCCGGAGATACCTATGAGATATATACGAAACATGAACCAACCAAGGTACCAATTATGGCTAGTTTCATGAATCCTATATTATCCGGGGCTAAAATACCTGCCAAAGGTATAAACTCTGAACTGCATGCCATCCGTGATCGTGTAGAAAAACCAAAGAATAAGATGAAAATCTATCCTTGGATGTACGATAGAATGGATGAATTTGTGGGACTGCTTTTAGATGGCATCGCGCACACTTTGGAACCTGTAGACGTCGGTAAAGTTGTTGAAAAGCAAAATCGACCAACTCAACGTCGTTTAATAGGGAAGGCCGAAACATATGGGGTGTCAAAACCCCATATTTCGGCGTTCGTCAAAGCGGAGTCTTATAGTAAATATTCTGCCCCACGTAATATCAGTACCATCGAACCCAAATCAAAATTAGAATATTCGATGGTTCAATATGCTTTAGCTGAAGTACTAAAGCAACAACCCTGGTATGCGTTCGGTAAAAGTAATAAAACTATAGCTCAGCGCGTTGCTGACATTTGCACACATGCCAACGAAATTGCCAACACGGATTTTAGTAAAATGGACGGACATGTCAACAACATCATGCGGGATTTAGAAATAATGATACTGACCAGAGCATTCAAACCAGAATTCACTGAAATGGTATCAGAATTACATACTCAACAATACAATGTGAAAGGCACAACTAAACATGGCGTGAAATATTTTTCGGAGTTCACCCGAGCATCTGGCTCACCTGAAACTTCAAATTTCAATACTATTATTAATGCCTTCATAGCTTATTGTACCTACCGTAGCATGCGTGTGAATGGTGTATATTACACCAAAGAACAAGCATTTACCCAATTGGGAATCTATGGTGGGGATGATGGAATGTCATCCGATATTGACGCAGCAAAGTATATGAAAACTGCCAAAGCCTTTGGTCAGGAGTTAACCATTGACTCTGTCAAACGACATAGTGATGGAATCGTGACGTTTTTGTCACGTATCTACTCACCTGAAGTGTGGCATGGTAACACAGACTCTTGTTGCGACATATCTCGCACATTGCTTAAATTTCATTTATGTACTCCTAGTGGTATTATGAATGATGATGTACGTGATATGAAATTGGTTGACAAATGTATCGCCTATGATCTGACAGATCACAACACTCCAATATTATCAGATTTTATTGCTAGAGTTAAAGAACTCTACACTGGATTTGATAAATTGCAGGATGAATTAGTCAATTCCCATGATAAGAAAAGATTAAATTGGAATGCTATCTGTTGTGACAAAGAAGATCAATATCCAAATAACAACTTCGGGGGCTGGATGAATAAATACATTCCAGAACGACTAAATGTTGATGCGCTAATGCAATTCCTACCTCAGGCAGGATCGTTAAGAGAATTGCGTTTTCTACCACCAACGTCTGGAGCACCAGATGTTGTCGTTAAAGAACCCATGATTGTTAATGGTGATTTACTAAAACCAGTTTTGCCTCTGCCCACAAAACCACCAATGCGGCGTGGTAAAAAGAAGAACATCAAACGCGCTTAAGGCGCTTCGTGAGGCGGGTCGGGATTGCCCGCCCTCACTTGACAACATAGCAAGTATAAAATATGTTAACACCTTATAACCCTAATCGCAGCGGAGTTTTGACACGATCTGAAAGTCGTGCTTTACAAAATTTTGACAACGGAAAATCATCCACTTTAGGTCAACAAATTGTAACCAAACTGGCAAAGGAAGCTGGTAAGGCTGCAATACGGCAAGTCAAAGCTGCCACGAACTTACACAACCGCAAAGGTAAACGCAAAGTACGTCCAGCTATTATACAAGCCCAACCTGAATATCCTATTGCCATCAAACCAATGACCAGTTCTAATCGTGCCCCAATGCTTGATTCACGCAAATACCGTCGTTTGGCCGGTTATCGACGTGATCATGAATCTGGAGCACATTATTGGCATGGTAGGCAAGCAGGAAGTATGATGATGGCCCATCGTGAAGAGTTCTTGAACCTAGTAACGGGCCCAGTTGATGCAGGATTTAATATACATCCAGCCATACAAATTAATCCATTAAATCAGGAATTATTCACATGGCTACCAAAAATAGCCAGTGGATTCCAGCATTACAAATTTCGCAAACTCAGCGTAATTTACAATACTGCCACTAGTTACTTCGCTAATGGTATTGTTCGTATTGTTGCGGACTCTGATGCGTCGGATGGACAACTTCCACAAAATGGTGTAGAAATGTCTAATTACGACGGCGCTATCCGCGGTTCCGTTTATGCCAGTGAAATACGGTACAATGTACCTACTGAAATGCTCAACTCCAGAACAGTCTATACTGTTCATCCTGGTAACGACCCATCGGTAGATGAACAAATATGCCACGTTGGTAATTTGTTTATCGCTCATGAGTTCTGTAACAATGGGTTAGCAGCTGGAACTTTTTCTATAGAATATGAAATTGAACTTGAACTACCTCAGATGCATAACTTGCATAACACTGTGGGTCGTTCAGCGTTGATTGAACAACCCGTAGGAGCCACTGTACCTTTTACAGCTGATGTTCTTACTGGTGCCACAGTCGTGTTAGCTAACACTTATAATGGTATAACATTAGATAAAACCACAACCAACGGCACGATCCGATTTAACACCAATAATGTCGGATCAAGGTTTATGGTAGTAACTGAAGCCTATTCTGGTGCAGGCACACCATTGACCACGTCTGGTTCAACCACCCCATCGTTGACAGGTCTTGTACCCGTCAATGATACGCGGTACCCAAAAGTTGGCAGCTGGACCCTTGGCGGTTCCAGCGCCTACTTAACTAACATAAACATTTATGAAGTTACCGGATCCGCCAACGCCTCTATGACTGATTGTTTCAATTACATCGATCCCGGCGCGGGTTCTGATATTGCATCCTTCAATATCGCCGTTTTATCCTTACCACCCTTATCTGTAGCTTACGCCAATTTTCGTAACAATGTATCTTACCTGTCTGACCAACTGAAAACCCTCCAAATCCAACTCAAAGAGATGGAAAAGAGCAAACGTAAAGAACGAGCGAGTCAAGCTAGTCTTGTAGTGATTGATGAAGACGAAGAATATATTTCAATAAAGAAATGACTGTTCTTTTAATTGTTCTCGGAGTCATGTTGACCTCCGTGATCACTTCAATCACCTACATCTATGTTAAAACTCGCCACCCTCGGTACCAAGCTTTCTAGTTGCGTCACAACTCTCCCTGTAATTATTTTTAATCTTATGTGCATTTTCTTCTCATATAAAGCGACACAAAACAAGTATAAACAAAACACCTCTCGTGGAG